GCATCATTCATCAACTTTAGATCAGCTTTTTCGATAGCACTAGCTTTTGACATATATAGATATTAACACAAAAACCCCAAAAGTCAAAAAATTCCTTTGGGATTTTATGTTGGGGATATGTTACTATATTATTCGTCGAACAAATTAACGACATTACCACTTTTTGGAGTCTCTGGTGTTACGACACCACCTTCGGGTGGAACGAATACATTACCAGTTCCGAACAACTGATTGTATTGTGCAGTAAGTCTAAAATCAAGAACATCGAGATTCGACATAGTAACATTCGATTTTTTATATTCAAACACGATTGCATCATCTTTCGAGGACAGGAATTCTCGAAAGAATACTGGAAGAAGTTGAACACTCATTCGCCCAGAATTATCTGGAACAACATGTAGAATTACTGGATTCTTAATCGAGATAACGTCAGGAGTAGAATCGTCTGATATATCCTCACCGAGAATTGTTCTACCGATTTGGTCCAAAAAGACCGTTAATTTATTATTTTGTTTGGTTTCGCTCATATGTAACAAAAACTTATTAACCGAATAAGTAATTGCAACTATGAATAATAAAAAAATCGGAAAAATTGGTAATTTTTTTGTCATATTTTTACCTGATACAAACCAATATTACGGGAAACACATTCACAATGATGATGTTACAGAGCTTCGCTATTCAACAAAGGAAGTGAAAAAAGATATCGAAGAATATCCGGTTAAAATGGATGCATGGTTTGCAGACAAGATCCGACGTATGAAATCAGATCTAGATAGAGTTTAAATATAATTCCAACCCATTAGCATATTTACTCAAAATATCACCATGACATTTCTGAGGACTACACCAACAACCCAAAATCTTACCACGTAATTCATGGAGATGGTTGAACAATTCTTTATTACCTAAGAGGTATTTTTCGAATTTATCGATAACATCAGATCTATTACCATCAACACCTACCACATATGGATTTCCCCACTTTGTGGTTCGGTCTATAAGGACATCATAAGATGATTTCTTAATATGAACTACTAACTGATTTGGCACCGTCTTGTTGTTGGAGACTGTAAGATATTCCATAAGTGGTTTTGACTAGATCATCCAATCGTGAACACTTATGACTTTTTTAGTTTCATTTTTTAGTTTCATTTTTTGTATTAATCGCTAAAGCCTACACGGCCCCCAATTTTGAAATCATCTGAATGAACTTTAATATCCAATAGATCTCGAACTCGTCCCACCGCTTCATCAAAATCGTTTCCAAGACACTTAACAGAAATCACCAACTCGGTCATCCCGGCGAATGTGAATGAGTCGGTTGATTCCACCCATTTATCAACCTCTTCACCTGTGATTTGAAGTTTCTGTTCAAAGTAATATCGTCGCATATCGGGTTCTGGATATCCAATTTTGATGATGCGATCAAATCGTCGAGGTCGTCCAATTAGACGCCTATCGAGCTTTTCTGGGTAATTTGTTGATGCAACATTTAGGACGTGATCAACGGAATCCTCACCATCGAGAAGTGCGAGCAAATCGGATTCACCATATCGATCAATAATGGCATCGATATCTTCGAACACACAAATGATGTTTCGTTTAGGTTCAATAGAACTGAAAAATTTAAGACCATTTGTGATGATAGATGGTGATGTGTCACATAGAAAGACGATACCACCATCGTTTACCAACTTTTCCATCAACTGCTTCAATAGGATGGTCTTACCGCTACCGGGAGGTCCATAAAACATGTAACCTCGACGTTGCATGAATCCATATTCGGTGAAGGTGTCTCGTCGATCCCAAAAATTACTGATTTCTGTGGTGACATCAGTAATCAAACCATCTCGAAACGTCAACCATTCGTCCGATTTAACCGGAGATGGTTCAAAAATTGGAAGACCGTTATCCATTCGACCGATTTTAAAAACGCCGGGGGTTAGTTTTTTAGCGGTATTTCCACAAGGGATGTAATTCCCACCATGTTTGGAATATTGGATGTAAGATGCGTTATCTTTCACATATTCCTCGGTATTTCCATCCGATGGTACATGTAGGTCAGGTTTAGATGAATTGGATTTGACAGATTTACCGAAATCGGATAGTGTTGATTTGCTCATGGGTATATACTACCGATTTTTTAGAATCTATCAAGAATTTTTTCGATCAACTGAATAATTCCATGATATCGGTCACATATTCTACCCCGACTTTGGGTGTAGGCCAACCGATAACGGCATAAACTCGGCCAATAACCGGAGAAACCAGTTTTTGATACATCAACTTGTAATCGGGTTTGATGATATCCATAAATTCTGGTGGATATTCCTCATAAAATGCCATAGATTTGTAGTTGTGTGCATTTTTCAAGGTGTAAAAGAATTTAAACTTGTTGCCGTTCCCTATTTTCACATATCGATTATCGATTTCAAGTTTTTCCAACATTTTGTTGTAATTGATTGCTGCCTTAGTATGATACGGTGTCCCTTTTGCGAAAATATTATCAACATATCCACTTTCACCTTTATCGTAATCATTGACCTTTTTTCTAAATGAAATCTGATCATGGTTCATTGCGCAAAAATCATCGTAACTTTTTGTAAATAGTTTTCGTGATGCGTTTTCGTCTCTAGACATGATTGCTGTTTCGATATTGTGTTTGATTAGTTTCTTAACATCTTTCGACATGATAGACTTAGCAACTTCGATCCCTTTATAGATAAATTTATTACACGGAATTCCATCATTGTCCCTAATGTGAAGAATATAGAATTTCTTTTTCTGTAGAACCGCAATATCACAGATTTTTTCTCTCTTGAAAAAATACCTTGGATCGGTAGAATTCAATTCTGATATAGCCCATTTTTGAATATGTTCATTTAAATATTCACCATATTCCTCAATGATCCTTTGAGATTCGTTGGTGATAATATCATCCTTCAATAAGGTTGTATTATGATGAGCTAGTGATTTTGAAAATTGAAAAAATAATGAGTCCGTATCCGAATATTTACAAACATCATCAAAAGTGCATTCAACACCATCGGATAAAAACTTATCATATAGAATTTGTGCTCCTTGTTTTACAGACGCTTGTCCGGTCAACGTGATAGATTCTGCATGATCGATATCAAACAATGGAGAATATATCTGACTAAAAATTCCATAGGTAGAGTTTAGAACTACTTTATACACATCAGAAAGAGTGTTATTATCTGAAATCTTTTCCTCATAAAATTTTATTTTATTAGGATCGGTTTCTATCATTTTAAGTTTACTATATTTAGAGACTTCGTTTTTGGCATCAACCCGTTGAGCATATAGATTATCAATAAACTTAGGAATGATTCCCTTATTCTTTTGGGAATATAAAACATTAGACTTTGATAAAGACAGTTCTTCGGTTATAATAAGTTTGTCAAATTTTTCTTTGCTAAGTGTTACCGTTTTATGATTGGATAACAGTAATCGATATTCATCATTATCAAAGCTCGTAATTTTGGCTATTTTGGTTTCGGGTGAAATATTAAGTGTAATGATCGTATTGGGATACAGTGAGTTTGCGTCATATGTAACAATGTCTTCATAAAGAGCCGGAACGGGTTCTTTGACGTATCCCCCTTCAAATGAAGTCTTTTGATTCTCTACATTAAAGGTTGGTATGATAAGTCCATCTAATGATGCTTGATGGGCTACGGCACCTGTAATAAGAGAAACCTTACCCATCGCCCTTTCCGGTTGAACGAATCCTTTGTTTGCTAAATTTTTGGTTAATTTTAAAAATTTTAACCTGTTTTCTAGTTTGATTAGGATGCGTACATCTTGAATATTATATTTTACAAATTTTTCCCAATCTTGGTCGGCTAAATCGGTCAAAGATACTTGGTTGAATGATGTTTTTTCTTCGCCTAATTCATATTCTGCGATATAATTCAATGCATACGATTCTCGATCACCGAGAGAAAATGTTTTATATACATCCATATAATCTAAATGTGTAACACCGTAAATGATCCATCTATCTTGTTTTTGTCCTTTAAAATTGACGGATGCATTCGGCCTTAACCAAATTTTACGGACAGGAGATAATCGATCTGCTTCCTCGTTCCCGATAATTCTTTTGATTCTGTTGATGATATATGGTATATCATAACCCGCACTATTCCAACCAGTCACAATATCGGGATAATCATTTTCCCAAAATTTTAAAAAATTTTCCAATAAATCTTCTTCGGTCTTACATTTCATGTAAATAACTTCCGATAAATCTGATTTATATGAATTTTTCAATCCCCATGTATAAAATTTTTGGGATAAGCTATCGTAAATCGTAATCAAATTAATAGGGTCTGTTGCCTCTTCCGGAGATGAAAATTTTCGATCTGTTGCGTATGTCTCAATATCTAAATAAATCGTTTTTAAAGGATATTCATCATGTATACCATCTTTGTATGAGTCTAGGAGAAACTGTTGTTCGGGTGGAAGATTTCCGAAAACACGTTTAATTGGGTTGGTTTCCAAAAATTGTTTCTTTTTGAAGTTGTTCTCGAAAGTAATCTTTTTTAAATCGGTGTTAAAAATTGATTTTCCATCAGGATGCGTCGTTTTTGTTTCGATATAAAGGTATGGTTCAAAAGATGTTACCGATTCTATCCGTTTACCTTCCTGATCCCACCCCCATAAATGGATACTACCCAATTTACTATTATAAAAAACATTTCTAAATCCTGCCATATTTAAATTCTACCACGATGAGTGGAATTGTCAAGAGGTATAATAAGTAGATAGACAGGAGTAAGGATATGTATCGAGAAAATACCTATCCGACCGAAATAATTTAAACGGTTTGTCCTCCTGTCTATAAAATAATTATGAAAACTGA